GAGTAAACACCGCCGCCTTGTAGAATATATCGATTTGAACGAGGATTAATATCTGGATTATTTCTCCATTTATCGCATATAGACATTTTTAATAAGAAAATATTAATTTAAAGAAAAACTTGAAAAAACAAAAATGAATACAGAATCGTTGTGGAATAATCCCGATATTGAAAGAACTATTGCGATCTTAGACCCTGAGTTGCGATTCAAATATCAAAAGTTTGCTCAACAATTGTATAATAAGGCGTCAGATGCAGATCCTCAAGTAGTCGCCATTGAATCGTCTTCTCAGATCAAATTGATGTTAAGAGACGGTCTACCGGTCGAAGATCTAACACCTGAAGAGAGGCAGATTTTTATAGACACGTTTGGGGAAGAAGCCTTAAAAAAATATGAATGATTGTATTTAACTTTTATGAGACTGCTCTCATAAAAATGATAAGCGAGTAGCCTCGCTGATAGCCTAATGGGGTGGACACTAACGAAGTCTCCTGACAATTGAAACTACCCTGGATCAATTCTTTTTAAACTCGCAAACAAAAATGCCACGATTTAATTTATTAAAAAATACATGTTCAATTTGCCTGGACAATGTATATCTGATCAATCGAAAAGTGTTACTATGTGGACATTCGTTTCATAAAAACTGTATTACAAAAATTTATAGGCCGAACTGTCCATTGTGTGAAACATATATTTTTAGTGATTTAGAAGAAAAACTAATAAAATTTGGGATGCGAAATCAGAAGCATAAAATAATAAAACTTTTCAAAAGTTCATCAGATTTAAATATAAAAGAGCTTTATAATTTTGCAGTTGATAAAAACCTTACCGATTTGATTCAATCAATGTTTTTAACATGTGATTTTTCTCAAGTATTGGTTGACAATCTTTCAAACTATGAGTTGGTAAAATTTCTACTTGAAAAGAATAAAAATAATGAAATTTTAATTAACTGGTTCAAAACATTTAATGGTCTAAGCATTTTTGAAATAATATATGATCAGAATGTCGGTGAAACAATCAGAGATCTTATTTTGAATCATTTTCCTACATTATTTGATTATTATCCTCCAAAACCGTCTGCCCCATCATTTGATCCATCATTTGATCCATCACCTATTGCGTAGGTCCTGTAGGTCCTGTAGGTCCTGTAGGCCCTGTCGGTCCTGTAGGTCCTGTAGGCCCTGTAGGTCCTGTAGGTCCTGTAGGGCCTGTAGGGCCTGTAGGGCCTACCGGACCTAATTGATTTTGAGGTTCCCACTGTTTCCTTGCAGCGTTATAAACAAGAACTTGTCCGTTTACTGGAGATCCTGAAGAAATCGGAATCCCATTAATTAATAGCGCATTTTGACACTGTGCAATATCCACCAGAAAATCTAGATTACTACTCATGTTTTTAAGATGACAAGAAAAATTCTTTATCATTTTAGTATTTCACTTATTGATTTGTGAAACGTATTCAGTCTTGAAAATGTCTGATATAATATCGTTAAATTCGAACATCCTTTCCAAACTTGAGAAAGAAGAGAGAGTAAATAATGAGAAACTTGAAGCTATTGAAATTCTAAAAAGCAATACGTCTGATGTGAAAATATTGGATGAATTAAACAAGTTGAATGCTGAAATATCTCTTGATCAATCGAAAAATATTTTTATTGCAAAAACATGCATGATTATTGACGAGTATAAAAATATTCTAAAAACCCCATTGTCTAGGAACAAAGAGGAAAGTTTACCATTTATAAAACGTAAAACAGACCTATCCCGAACATATATTGAGATAGTCAGAGAATTGATACGAGAAAAAGAATGGTCTGATATAATCATCCAGAATGTTAAAAATGATGAAGATGACAAATGTATTATATGTGATAACAACGACGAAGAGTGTTTTGAACTGAATGAGTACAACCAGCGAATTTGTTTAATTTGTTCGACGCAGCAAACATCTATTGAAACTGGAATTTCTCACAAAGACTACACGCGAATAAATATTGTTGGGAAGTTTATTTACAATCGGGTTTTGCATTTTCAGGATTGTATCAAACAATATCAGGGGAAGCAAAATTGTAAAATTCCAGACGATGTGTATAATGCTCTTGAAGCAAAACTGAAATCACACAGACTTTTATTAGATAACGCACCTAATAAATATATAAAATATTCAAAAGTTACACGAAATCATATAAAGATATTCTTGAAAGAATTAAAGCTTACAAAGCATTACGAGAATGTCAACCTTATATACTATACGCTGACGAACAAACGAGTTGATGAGATTTCGCACCTGGAAGAAAAACTAATTGAGGATTTCAAAGATCTTGTAGCGTTATATGATGAAAATCATGGGAAAGACAAGCCCAAAGAATTGAATCGTAAAAATTTTATGAACGTGCAATATCTTCTTTTTCAATTGTTAAGACGTCACGATCACGCGTGTAAAATTGAAGATTTCACAATTTTAAAAACTGTTGATAGGAAGTTGTTTCACGACGACATTTGTAAAAATCTATTTAGTCAATTAGGGTGGAAATTCACACCAACATTTTAAGGGACGCGCATCAAAAAAAAGATGTCATAATAAAATGCTTTCGATATTTTTAATACTGTTAATCGTGGCTGTTGGGTTATTCGCTGCACAGAGCGTTAATAGCAAACCAAATTTTAAAAATTTAAAATGTGGACAGAAACTTGAAGAAAAACGTTTGAAACTCGGGGATCTTGAAACAAGACATTCGAAATGTCGCCTAGACATTGCCACTATTCAAAAGGGTATTGATAATCCTCCGCCACCCCAATCTCTATTCTACGGGGGTGGCGAACCAGATAATTGTTTAAAACTCGAAGAGATGCTTAAAAGCATTGAACGAACGAAACTTTCATTGGGAGATTGCTCGAAATTGAGAAAATATAAAATGAAGGAACTTCGAGCTGTTATTGAAAAGAATGGGAAAATAACTGATATTGAATTTAAAGAAATTTTGAAAAAATTTAATATTTCTTGAAATTGAAAATGGCATGTAAACGAATTTCAAAAGCAGAATGGGATTGGAAGAGTGGTGAAACGAGAACAGTTAAAATGGGATCTCTAACTGTTCCAATGAATTATTTCTCTTGTGGGACGTACTATTTTGATGGGGTATTTCAAGTTGTAAAATTTCCTAAAGGATTGCAGTTATATCACGGATCTGGCGCTCTAGCAAATGCAAACGTTGAATTTCCTATTGGTGCAGATTTTTATTCCTCGAAAAATGCAAAACCCGTTGACCGAATACAACTGGTTAAAGAGTTGGAAAGTAATCCAACCGACTCGGTGGAATATTCATTAAGTAAGTTTCTCGATATTTCGGCTGGTTGGTTTGCCGACCCAAAAGTTGCGAGAACGTATTCTCGCCAAAACAAACAGTTCTCTCAAATTTGTGGCGATAAGTGTGTTTTCTCGTATGAATTAATTAAAGACGCGACTTTCATCGTTCTTCACAACAATTTCAACATTTGGAAATTGCTAAGCGATATGTCCGTGCCTCGAACAGCGAAAGAGCAATTACTCTTTATGTACAACCTATCTCCGTCGGCTGTCTTAAAATCTAAGCTAGACAATGAAAATTTTGGCGAGATCGCGATTCTTGACAAAAAAAGACGATCCTACAGAGAAGTAGATTTGCCTTTCATGAAATGGCTGTGTGGATATTTGCCGAAAGACTATGCTGGTTATGCCGCAAACACCTCTGTGAAGAACGGCGAGCCATATTTTCATTTAGAGTTTGCTTTTTGCAATCCAACAAAATGGCTAAAGAGAAATATGGATAATCCAATTGATTGGCAGCATAACAATATTTTAGAACATTCAAGTGATATTATAAAACTTTTTATGCAACAGCTGTCTTATTACAAGTCCATAAATATCGACTTTCATGCTGGAGATCTGTTAGAACACTCAATTTGGACCTTGCTTTTTACAGAACAATTAATGACAAATCTTTCGTTTACTGAATGGGGGGTTCCTAAAAAAAATGATCAAATGAGAATAGCTGCCGCAGCGTTTTTACACGATATTGGAAAAATGGTGCCAGAAGAAGAGCTTAAGCGATCTAACGACTACATTTACTATTCTGTTCCAGACCATCCTAGAATTGGAGGTGATTATATTCGAGGAAAAAGGCCTTTACCTCTTTTAGATGGAAATATGAACAAAATAGGAATTTTTGATATTCAATCACTCCTTGCGTCTTTCGGATTTCGGCAAGAACATGTCGAATTTCTTGCAAACATTGTAGATCTTCACTGGGAATTCGGGAAATACTTACAAAAATGGAAAGATCCTGAAGATATTGAAACTGTTGACGCGTTTATAAACCTCGTAAAGAAATCAAATTCAACGTTTGACTTCATGTATGCTTTAATAATTATATCTGTCGCAGATGTTCTTGCAAGTCAACCATTCAATGAAAACAATTTAACAGTTGAATTAAACCATCATTCTAAATTCTTCCCCTTTATATCAAATGTGCCAAAAAAGTATAGAGGCGGGAATATCGCGGATCAAACTGCTGTAAAACGAAATTTGTTTGCAGAAACTATTTTAAAAAGAAGTAGGTTGGTTCTAACCACACCGATGGAGATGTTTCAATTGAGTTAAAGAAGGGTTTGAAAAGATAAAATGAAGAGGGATATCGATGTAGAATTTGTTAATCTTGAAAACATCATTAATGGGCTTGATCTCACTCAAAAAGCCAAAAAGAGTTTGTTTAAGCAGGTTGGAATTATCCGAAAGTGCTGTAAACCGAAGAGATCTAACAA